AATTGCAGCCAATGTCACCACTGTCGCTGGCATTGCGTCTAATGTAACAACGGTTGCTGGAGCAGCATCAAATGTAAGCACTGTTGCTGGAGCGATTACTAACGTCAACAATGTTGGTGGTTCAATAGCCAATGTAAACACAGTTGCTACTAACATCAGCGGCGTAAACAGCTTTGCAGAGCGTTACCGTGTAGGCTCAAGCGATCCTAGCAGCAGCCTTGATGCGGGTGACCTTGCATACAATACATCAGACAATGCTTTGAAGTATTACACAGGCAGTGCTTGGGCATCTATTACTGCTGGCATTGGCAACGTAGTCGAGGACAGCAGTCCCCAGCTTGGCGGTGCGCTTGATGTCAACGGCAACTCAATCACCAGCGCATCAAACGGTGACATCACCATTGACCCCAATGGCACTGGCGACATCGTGCTGGATGCAAATGTTAAAATCGGCACAACCACAGATGCTTGGGCTGGCGCAAATACTTTAGTCGTAAAAGAGGACAGCGGTGACGGTGGTGTTACTATTGTCTCTGCGTCTACCTCAAACAATGGAAATATCGGTTTTGCTGATGCTGAAAACACTGCATTTTCAGATATGCGTGGACTGATAACATATCTCCATTCTGATGACGCTTTTCGCTTTATGACTGCAAATACTGAACAGGTGCGCCTGACATCGGCGGGTCGCTTGGGAATCGGCACTAACTCGCCAGCGCAGTTGCTTCATGTAAATTCTACAGGAAATGTGGCGGCGGCACAAATTCAAGGTGCATCGCACACTGCTAAAATTAGCACAGACGGTGCAGGGACTATTTTTGGCACAACCACTAACGGTTATATGTTACTTGCAACAAATAATGCGGAACGTATGCGACTGGATGCGTCAGGGAATCTGCTGGTTGGCGGCACTTCACTGGGCGAAAACGGTGCAGTCACAATGGCTGGCGATGGTCGCATCTACGCCATTCGTGCATCTGACACAGCTGGTTTCTTTGGACGCACAGGGGCCGATGGCAGCATCGTCAACTTTACCAAAGACGGCACAGTGGTTGGCTCAATCGGCACTAAAAACTGGGGCATCGGCACTTCGTCACCAACCATAGATGGAAGCCTTGCTGGCCTATCAATTAACAGCAGCGGTAATTTGCTTCACATCAATGATGGAAATGGCGCAACTCTTAAATTAACAGACCCTGCAACTGGGGCAAATAGAGGTCTTGGTATTAGCTTGCAAAACACTGAGGCTGTTATCTCAAACTGTGAGAGCGGGTCTTTACGTTTTGGCACTGGAAATGCTGAAAGGGCCAGGTTTGATGCGTCTGGCAATTTTATGGTCGGAAAAACCAGTGGTAATATTGCCACAGCGGGTATTGAATTACGGGCTAATGATGATGTTTTGATAACCAAAGACGGCAACACTTCTTTGTATTTGAATAGGCTGTCTAGTAATGGAACGACAATAGAGTTTCATCGGTCATCTTCAAATATAGGTAATGTATCTGTAAGTACAGTCGGTGTCACATACAACACCACCTCAGACATACGCCTCAAGCAAGACATAGAACCTCTAGTCGCAACCGACAAGCTGATGGCTATGAACCCTGTGTCATACAACTGGAAGGCTGACCCTGACGGGCAACGCTCTATGGGCTTCATTGCACAGGAAATGCAGGAAGTCATGCCAGAGGCAGTCAGCACTGGCGATGATGACGATGCGATGATGTCGATGGATTACGGACGCATCACGCCAATTCTGGTGTCTGCACTGCAAGATGCACATCACAAAATCGAACAATTAGAACAGCGACTAGCTGATATGGAGGCTAAGTAATGTCTAGCTTTGGACCTAATCATCATGCTGCAAGTGTCTGGGTTAATTTTAACGGTACTGGCAGTATTGCAACTAGAGATTCGTTCAACGTGAGTGGATTGACGGATAATGCAGGTGGAAATTATACGGTCGATTTTTCCTTATCTCTCTCAAACAGTAACTACTGTTTTACTGGTACAAGCAGCGGAGATGATGGCAATTACGGTTACACCTTTATGGATGGTACGGTGAACAACCAATTCGTCTATTCAACCAGCAACCTTAGATTAGGCACGGGTTATGCTTCTGCTACAAACAGTACGGCACAACCCGTTGACGCACACCAAATCAATGTTGTTATTCACGGTGACGTATGATGCATTTGCTTGACCGCCTAGCAGAAGCAAAGCAACGGCTTGAGCCGCATCAAACAAAGTACGCCGTAATGTACGAAGATACCGATATGGCCTGCTGTGCTGGTTATCACCCAGACCCAAATGCTATGGCGGCACTGATAGACGGCGGTGTGTTCCCGCCTGTGTGGGTGTACTGGGAACTGGCAAAAGACGAAGCACAGCCTGATTTCAAACGGCATCATCGTATGCACCTATTGCACGACACGCCCCGTGAAGGTCCGAAAACAGAAGAAGAAGCCCTGTTGTATCTCATTATGAAGGACGTGCCACAGCACATCTGGCGCAACTACGAAACCAGCAACAGTGTTCATCTTAAAATCATTAGGCGTGAACAGCAGCCAGACAGAGAGTTTAGAAATGCGTGGAGAATAGCGGCATGACAACAATCATATTAGACAAGGACGGCAATGAGATTGCTGCCTCTGACGCCACAGTGCCAAGCGACAGGCACTTCCGTAACGCTTGGGCTTTGGACGGCACGGTCATCACAGAGGACTTGGCAGCAGCCAAGACAATCTTTGCCGACAAGATTAGAGAAGCTAGAAAGCCGCTACTTGAGGCACTAGACGCTGACTACATGAAAGCACTTGAAGCAAGCACAGATACCGCTGCAATCGTGGCTGACAAACAGGCGTTGCGTGATGCGCCTACGGCTGGCAACAGCGCAACCACAATCACTGAACTCAAAGCAGCGTGGCCTTCATGCTGCGGCACAAGCCCATACGAGGAGTAGACAATGGCTAATTCATACACTTGGGACTTCCCAGCATTGGACGTTTGCAACGAGGCACAGAACGGACACTCTGATTGCATCAAGACAATCCACTGGCGGCTGACCGCTGTATCTGACAGCGAGACAAATGCTGAAGGCGAAGCACTAAACGTGACAGCCTATGGCACTGCTGCTGTAGCCACACCAGACGAGGGTGACAGTGACTATGTTGCTTTCGATGACATTACAAAGGACTGGTGCAAGGCCAAGACGCTTGAGGCTTTGGAAAAGACCGAAGCTGAGATGCAGACAATGCTTGATCAGCAGATGACTGCGCTGGCAAACCCGCCAATGCGGCAGGCTGTTCCGGCTGGCTGGTAGATATGAACGAGGGAACCAAAGTCGGGCTGGATGTAGCCGCTGGCACCGGAACTGTGGCGGCGTGGCTAGGTCACGCGCCTGACGTTGTGGCAATCTTCACTGGCGTCTACATCTTGGTTAGGCTCTGGGAAACCGAAACAGTCAAGAAAATCACGAGGCGCGGCTGATGTGCTTGAGGCTGCTTTTTTATTGCTGGTGTTTGTTGACGACAGGAAGGTCAGCCCGGCGTGGTATTTCCGCGATCTAAACGACTGCGTCTATCTGGCGCAGATACTGCACAAACAGGGACCGAATAAAATAACAAGCTACTGCCTGCCAGTGGACGTGGACAAAGAGACGAAGGTGTTTGATTGATGCTTGCAGAACTTGCCGCCGCCAATGCTGCTTTTGCAGTAATAAAACAAGTCGTCAATAATGGTCAGGACATTGCCAAAGCTGGTAAGGCCATCGGCACATTCATGTCATCGAAGGAAGAGCTGCGCCGCGCTGGCAACAAGAAGCGGGCGCGTGGCCTTGGCGGTTCTGATCTTGAAGAATTTATGGCTCTTGAGCAGATCAAAGAAAAGGAAAAACAGCTCAGAGAGCTTATGATTTACGCTGGCAGGCCGGGGCTGTTGCGAGATTATGAGCGCTTTTGTAAAGAGGCCACAGAAGTTCGCGCCGCTGCTGCCAAACGCGTTGCAAAACGCAGAGCCGATATAAAAGAGAAAATAGGCGCAGGCGCGGTTCTTGCCCTTTTAGCTGCTGCCCTAGCGGCGATGATTTCTTTTGTTGTTTGGTTAAAAGGGCTTCAATAGGTGTCAACAACAACAGGTCTGATCGGCGAGTACATCACCGCCGCAGCGATACTCGAGCAGGAGGGCTGGCAAGTCTCGATGGCTCAACAGGACGACACCGACCTTGTGGCGTGGAAGGACGGCGTGTTTATGAGGGTGCAGGTGAAGGCGTCAACGCTGCGCTCGCAGGCAGACGGCAGGGCGCCGGGCTATCACTTCCAGACCGGCAGCGGCGGGAAGAAACGGATCAAGAGAGGCAGCTATGATATCTATGCTCTGTGCGCGGCCACCGACAGAAGGGTGTGGTTTCAGGCGCAATGCTGTATCAACCAACTGTCACTGCGTAAGGCGCGGGGGTTCTTTGCTGACCCGCATCTGGAGAGTGATAGCTGGGAACGTGCCGTGCAAATTGTAATGGAGTGCAGAAAATGAGCAAACTGATTGAGATGATTAAGCGCCACGAGGGTGTGGTGCCACACGCATATCAGGACAGTCGAGGGTACTGGACCATCGGGGTAGGACGCTTGGTGGATGAAGATTTGGGTGGCGGTCTGTCTGATGATGAAATCGACTATTTGCTGACCAACGACATAAACCGCTGCATAGAGGAGGCTCAGACCTACCCGTGGTTTGCCGGCCTCTCAGAGCCGCGACAGGCGGTCGTGATATCTTTGCTGTTCAATCTAGGCAAGCCACGCTGGGACGGCTTCAAGCTCGCGCAGGCGGCGATTGCTGCGGGTGATATGGCTGAGGCCAGCCGACAGCTTCTCGACAGCAGGTGGTCGCGGCAGGTTGGCAAGCGGGCGCACGAAATGGCGGCGCAGTTAGAGTCAGGAGAATGGAAATAATGGCTGAGGTTACGTTTGAACGGATACTCAAGTGGCGACTGCTGCCGCGCGGAATGATGCTGGTAATGACCTACGCATACCTACAAACGCTTTTCTGGTTTCAATCGCTGCCGCCCGATGCGATGACAACACAAGCCGCAGGATTGACAGCAACTGTGACCGGGGCAATGACGGGCGCCTTTGGCCTTTGGCTCGGAAGCGAGAAGTCATGATCCAAGCTCTGATCGGACCCGTGACCGGGCTGCTAGATAAATTTATCGAGGACAAGGACCAGAAGGCAAAGCTCGCTCATGAGGTTGCCACGATGGCCCAGAACCACGCTCAGGAGCTTGCCAAGGGGCAGCTAGAGATCAACAAGGCAGAAGCGCAGCACCGATCCATCTTTGTCGCTGGGTGGCGCCCGTTCATCGGCTGGACCTGCGGCATCGCTCTTGCGTGGCATTTTGTGCTTGCGCCGCTGACAATGTTCGCCTGCGGCGCTATGGAGATTTACATCCCTGATCTGCCAGTCTTTGATATGGACAGCCTCATGACTGTGCTGCTCGGCATGCTCGGTCTCGGCGGTCTCAGGACCGTGGAGAAGGTCAAAGGCCTCACCAAATAAAAAGACCCCGGCGCGAGGCCGGGGTAAGTTTCGGGAGGAAACGCGGGACATAACGCTGCCCGCAAGCGATTAGTCATCGTATTCATCTTCCGGCTTTTCCGCAAGCCCCAAGCCTTCGCAGCGCGGGCATTCAGCCATCCGATCCTCGAGGTAGCCGCCGCGCGTGTAGTCGATGACGGTCATCTCTTGAGGGTATTCGCCCTGACCTTCGCAGTCAGGGCATTCGATTGGGTCTATCATGATGCCAGCTTGAGGTGGCGGGACTTGCCCGCCTCCCTCTCCAGATGGCCCTTCGCCACAAGCTGACTGATCAGCGAGTAGGCGGCGGTCTTGCTGCGCCCGGTCCTGTCCGCCACCTCCTGCACTGTGGGCGCATACCCGTAACGCCTAATGTGGCGCGTAATCATCGCAAGCACGGTGTGCTGCTTCGATGTCAGCGGCTTCATTGCCTCACCTCCTTGACGGTCAGGGTTTTCTGCCGGGTCACGCTCTCAGGCTTGGCCGGCACTGTCCTTGACGGCTGCGCCCTTGATCGCCGCATCGGCCACTTGATGTAGAAGCTGGACCCGTCAACCGTGACGCTGCCCTCCTCGTGGTTGCCGAGTATTTCCTTGAGGCCAGCCTCGGCAATGTCGATCTGCTGCTCGGCAGCCTTCTTGTCGGCCTTGGCCTGCACCAGCATCTCCGCGTAAAATTCGCCATCCTCAATCTCGTTCAGATCGAGCGGCGGCTCACCATCGTCAACGCGATCCCACGCCACGTTACCGTCAGCCGAGGTATAGACCTCATACCAGTCGATGTCGCGCTTGCGCCGCTCGAACTCGTGGATGGCGTCAATTATGTCATCACGCATCGCATCGTCCACCCGGTACAGGAATATCCGAAGCTCATTACCACGATACAGGACGCACACGGCGCCCCAAGCGTAGCCGGTACACATTAGCTGCCCCTGTAGCTGCATTGGGCCTCTGTGCGGCGCCGGCACGTCCTCAGCGGCATTCGCCGTGACCTTTGCCTCCAGTACGCCAAGCCCGGTGGTGTCAACGCTGCCACCCTGCGGAACATAGATGCCGTTGGCCGGGTCGTGCGTGAACGTCTTGCCGCCCAGAGCCTGACCATCCAAAGAGCAGGCGAATGGCAGGTGGTCGTGGAAGATCGCCTCGTCAAACTCCGTCTCCAGATGCGTCAGGGACAGGCGCTTGGCTGCTTCGGTGAGGATCACGCCCTCAAGCGTGTCGCCCCAGAACATCGGCTCGTTCTGCGGCAGGTAGTCAGGCGCGTTGCCGGCCTCAGCTTCGATGGCCCTCTTGAGCGCCTCGTTGGGCGTTGCGTATGGGCTGCTGTTTAGGATCACCGGCAGTATTGACGCGGTGACGATGTTGTCTGGTGTTAGTTTACCGACCATTGGTTTGCTCCTTTTGGTGGTGTGTGGTTTGGCCCGTAGAACTCTTCGGGCATCTTGTTGTTCTTGGCCGTGTTTTCTGCGGCGGGGATGACTTGCAGGTTCCAAGGCACATGCAACCCCGACACCGTGTCTCCGTTTCGTGGGTAGTAGTGGTCAACGTGATGCTTTACGCCAGTCTGGCGCGTCTTTTCCGCCGCTTCTTTGTAAAACGAAGCAAAAACATTAGGGTCAATCCATTTGGGAGTTGCTTTTTTCAAGTATCTGCGGCGTAGTTGTGCCTCAAGTTTCCGTTGCTCTCTATGCTCAATGTCCTCGGCCCAGCGCTGCCGCATACGCTCACGATGTCGCTCTTTGCGTTGCTGTTTCTTTTCTTCGGGGATATCTACAAAATAACGCTGGTAGTGTTCACGGTGCAGGTTAGGGTTCTCCTCAAGGCATTTCTTGCGCCATTCTCTGTAACGCTCCCTGCCGCCGCGCTCGTGGTAATATTCGTAATTAGACTGCAAAACCTTTTCGTGGTTCTCACGCTTCCACCTTTTGCCCCCCTCGCTGTGACAAATAACGCAATGCCCATAGGGCAGCATCCTTTCAGCTAAATGCCCATTTGGACACGGCTTTCCGTTGAAATAAAAGCGCAACCCTGCCCTTTCTGCTTCTTGCCGGGTCATTATCTTTTTGCCCGTCTCGGCCTCTAGCTTTGCGACATATTCCTTTCTCTGCTTTTCTCTACGCTCAGGAGAATCCTTAGCGCGGTTGCACTCTAAACAAACCCCCGGCCCCTTAGCATAACGCGGTGCCACATGCCCATTTTTGCAGGTATTCCCGGTAAAGTAAAACTTGAGACCCCTAGCTCTGGCCTCTTGCTTAGTAATGATATCCATCTATCATCTCCCTTCGATGGACGCCCGGCCACGACAGCCGGGCGCAGGTGGTGTCGGCAACCTCTTTTAGCGCGGTAGCGGGACGTAGAAGTCCTTGATATCGCCCCACACCCTGTCCTCTGGGTACCACTCCGGATTTGTGTCTTCGCCGAAGCTGTCAGAGCCACAGACCAGCACATAATAATAATATGTGGTCTCTCCCTCTTCTCCGTTCTCTGCCTTGCCTACGGCAGTGTGGCTCAGGCGCCTGTCGATGATCCGCACCAGCGGTGCGCCAAGAGCACGGAAGGGCTTGTCCAGTGCTTCCGCAGATTGCGGCTTGTAACTGAATATGATGTCGCTTAGTTTCATGATGCTCTCCTATACCGCAGCTTCAAGGCGCTTTGCTTTGGACTTCCAGATGCCGGCCTGCCGCCGGGCGCCGTTCATCTCGGCGCGGTGTTCGCGCTTGATGTTGACGACCACGTTCTCCTTGCTGGCAACCTCAGCGCGAAGGTCGGCGTTCTCCTGCTTGAGCGCCTCGACCTGCCGGTGCATGTCGTTGACCCGGTCAGCCATCTTGCGGTGGCCAGTGCCGGCCTCGTCAACGGCGATGCGCAGAGTGGACAGCAGCTTCACATATTGCGGGGTCACGATGGACCCGGTCATGATCTTGCTATCCGCCTCTGCGATGATCTTCTTGTACGTTTCAATATTCATTGGTCTCTCCTTTTCTATTGACCAAATCGGGCGATGACCGCCCACCAAGTGTAGGACCGTGAAGCCTCTACGCCGAACACCCAGAGCCAGTCGATCCAGCCAAGGGTGAAGGCGGTCAGAATGACCGCCCCTAAAATGTCGTCAAAATATTGTCTCACAGTTACCTCCCTTCCGGGGCGGGGCCGTTAGGCCGCCACCCAATTTCCATCTTTATCTTTAAAAAACTCAGCGACAACCTCTGATGGGCGCCCCCAAGGGCTTTTGACCAAGCGGGCGCGGATAACTTTACCAACGCGGTTCTCGACCATCTGAGGAGGAACAAACCCACCACGCTCAACCTTGTCCCACTCAATCATGTGGTCTTTGATTTTGCCTGCTTTTGCGCCGCGCACATAACGCGGAAGAGCGTCCAACATATCGGCAGGCATAATGCGGGCCGCATAATCAGCGCCGAAATCTGTCCAAAGCCAAGCGTCCTTAGTAACGATAAGTGCATAATTTGCCATCTGTCTGTCTCCCGTTTAGTTGTTCTATTCCTGTACTACTTATATATCAACACTTGACACGATATACAAGTAATATATGCTCTTTTTTGTAAATTATTTTGCAGGAGAGTTAAGTGTCTGAAATTAAACCAACATTGCTGCGGCTCCGAACATCGACCGCAGCCGGATTGAAGGAAGAATTGCAGTATTCGGCGCACCGAAGCATGTCCGCGCTCGCTGACGAGATCATCGAGATGGGGCTGCGGGTCAAGGCGCGGGAGCGGGCCGAGGCCAGTAATGCTGAGGCCGCGACCAAGCTGGCGGGAAGTGT